GTATTCGGTAAGGTGCGTCAATTCAAGATAGATTTTCATTGTGGCAGGTGCGTAATGTCCGATTTTTCTTAGACGTTCTGCAACGCTGTCAATCAACTCGTCCAACTGTTTGTACTGTTCTTCAAAGAAAATATGCTTTGCGTGGAAATTATCGCCAGTCACGTTCCAGTGAGCGTTTCTGGTTTTTATGTAAAGTACAGTTTCATCTGCTAATAATTTTGCCAATTGTTCTGCTACAGCTTCTGTGTTTTGCTCTGTAAGTCCGATGTTTGTTTTCATAATTTTAAGATTAAGTAAGAGCGGGATTGCTCTTTTTCTGATGTAAAGTTCAGAATGAATCTTAAAAAAATGATGACTTTTTCGGTGAATGGGCAAAATGAGTCGGTGAATTCAATTTTTAATTAAGTTTCATAATTAATAGAAAAATAATACAAATGTGATTTATTAAACTGGTTACATGTCCAGCATTTTATCGTTATAAATTGTTATATCAAAATTAAACAATCAACAAAAAAGGAAACAGAGTATTAGGACTTGCGCCACATCACAGCAATTGTAGACCATCAAAAAGAAATTTAGATTTAAATTTTTCACAGCTCGGGCAGCGTTAACATCAATGGAAAGAACTTTTTTATAGCGAGGTTGAAATCATCAATAAAAATAATGTACCTAAAGAGGCATTTTAGGAATGATGTAAAAAAAAATAACTTTTGCGTAAAGAATGAATGTTTGAATAGATTTATGAGAGCTTTATAAAACATTATTCTGGTATGCTCTGGCATAAAAAACAAAAAAAGCTCCATTTAGATTAAAATGGAGCCATTTGGCTGTGTGTGACCTCGACAGGATTCAAACAAAATTTTTAAACGTGCTTAAAACGCTTTATTCATCGTACTTTTCAATTTATCAACTTTACTGTGGTGACAAGATTAGGACAGTTAATATTGTATCAATTTCTTACCTTCAATTTCAAAGTTAATATTTCACATCTATTTGAACAAATATTTGTACAAAAGTTCAATAAGTTCTATATTTGTTCAACAACTTTTAATGTCCTTTCATCTTTTTTTTATGGTTTATATATTTGAGACCAGTTAAAATTTTATTTATAAACAATGAAAAAATTATTTTTATTAGCAGTTGTGTTAACAGCTATATCTTGTGAGAGGGACAATGAAGAAGTAAAGGAAGACATTCCTAAAAAGAACTTTAAATTATTTAATAAGACCATAGAAAATGAAGAAACTTCTAGCAAAACTGCTTCTGACACCATACTTGTCAAGAATATCTCATCAGGTGCTGGATTTGAAATTGAAGATCCTATTGAAGATGTTGACCCTAAAGACATCACTCCTCCAAAAAGGTAATTGTTTCAAACAAAGGTTATCAGGACGTTATAAAAGAATGAAAATCTTTATAAGTAAATATAGTAGGAGTATTAAAGTAATATCTTCTACTATATTTTTTATAATAGCTTCGTTACTGCCATATACCGATGTATTTTTAAATTATTTTATAGATACCGAAGGAATTAAAATGAATAGATTTCCAAACTTAGCTGCTGCGATTTGGAGTTATTCAATGCCTATCAGTAATTTATTGGTTTTATATATTGCTAAAAAATTAGACCCTTGGTGGCCTGCATATATTTTTCCCGTTTATGTAAACATTACAATGTTATGTGGATTTTTATTTTTAGATTTAAATATAGAAATTGATTCTGTTTGGCTTTTTAGAGGAGTGACATTAAGTATTAGTCTTCTACTTTTTGTTACGTGGAAGCTTTTTTTAAATGGGTATTTCAAAACACATATTATTGAGGACAAAATTGACTATGAAATTAAAAATCTAACAGAATTAAATAATGACCAAGGAAAAGCTTAAAATTTGTAATGAGTTGTATGCAATAGCGAAAAAACAGTTTGAAACGGGCGTTATTACTAGACAAGAATATCTTGAAACTTTAGTCCTTATAAGAAGTAAATTAGATGATCTTAAAAAAGGCTTTGATAAAGTTGAATTTCCATGTAAAACCTTTAATAAACCAATTTTGGAAATAAATGTAAAAGAAACAGTAAATTTTGTTTTATCTATGAACTAAAACTATTTACTCAATTTGCTTTCAATAGATTTAAACTCTTCCTGGCTGGAGGAGTTTTTTATTATTTCCATCAAAATTTCTTTGTCAAGTTCCATAACTCCTATACGATTATGTAGAGTCTCAACTAATCCAACAAGGTTATCAAGTTTATCGTTAAGAGTATTAAGTGTGACGGGAGTATTTTGATGAGTTTCGAGACTTATAAGCGCTTCTTTTAATTTTTCAAGATTATTGATACTCGGCTTTTTACTTCTACCATCTAAAATCTTATCAATACCAACATGTGATAAGCCTGAAAATTTAGATAATTGATAACTGGATAGTTTATGTTCTTTAACTTTCTCTAAAATGAAGGTTAATAAGTTGTTTCTAATATCTTGATTATCAATATCTTTTATATTCATCCTAAAAATTTTATAAAAAAAGTTTAAATAGTTACGAAAAGTTTATAAACTTTTGTTACTTTTGTATAAAGGTTCAAACAAATGTACAAATATTTGTTCAAATCAAGTAAAAAATAAGTTATGACATTTTATATAAAAAAAGAAATAATTGAGCTTTTGGAGACTGATAAGAGATTCAGAGGAGGACTCTCTTTTTCGTTAGGTGTCGTTGATAGAGCAATTTATAATTTCATTTTAAAATATAAAGAAAAGCCTTTTGCTAATTCCAATCTTACGAAGAAAGCAGCTCTTGAATATTTTAAAACGGAAGGATTTGAAGAAGATCAAGTTTTAACTCAAGAAATACCGGTGTTTTAACCGCTAAATTTTATTATTCCTAAAAGGCATGAAGGGTGAAGACCAGCTCCAGGAGTGCAATGCCTTTTTTTAAATTAATCAAATTATGAATAAAGAAAACAATCCAACCTCAGAGGTTATAGAACCAACGAAAGTAAAATACCCAATATTTAGGGCTGGAAATTCTCCAAACAGACATCAACGAAGAATTGATTGTGGAGTGAATAAAAGAACTCTTCATAAGCCCAGAGAAGGTAGAAAAATGCTATTAGTAATAGATAATATAAAGTGGAGGCATTTCATTCAGAAAATACCGGTAAAAAATAAAGCCGGTGAAATTATAAGATATAACGTCATAAAACATACTAATTAAAAATTTTCAAAAATGGAAAATCACGAAAACAAAAAAGAAAATGGAGATGTTGAAAAATTAAATTCATCTGAATTTTTCACATTATTAGAAGAATTACTTAAAAAGGCTCCAGATGATATGGTTTATTTAATCAATGCTATGGAAAATCCAGAAAGTGAAGGAGTGATAGGAAAATCTGTTATTGCAGTTTCTGGCTCCTGTGCAAAAATTGCTTTTGCTTTTAATGTAGCATTTAAAGAAAATAAACATTATGAACATATTGTTGGCCATGCTGTAGATTACTCAAGATTTATGAAGAAAAGTAGATCACCCTTCGGATCTCCTATTTCAATCCTTGAAGAGCTTTTAAGAAGATAACATATAAAGCACTTTCGAAAAGGGACAATAAATTTTGATTATCACTCAGTTAGATTAAATTTTTTGAAAGCATTATTATCCCAATCAGAGCAGCGTTCTTTTAAAGTGCTTTTTTCGGAAAGGTAGCTCAGTTGGTAGAGCGATGGACTGAAAATCCATGCCGTCGGGGGTTCGATTCCCTCTCTTTCCACAACACCGGGTTAAGCTACGGGAAATTGCGCTGGTGTTTTGATTCTCATGTTTAATTGAGTTTTCATGGTTATTAGTTTTTAGTCCGGTTTCGGCCGGACTTTTTAAGGCAAATTGCCCGAGTGGTTAAGGGCTTCGGTTGCAACCCGAATGATCAGGAGTTCGAATCTTCTATTTGCCTCAATTCTCATGCTTAATTTGAATTTTAATGGATTATTAGTTTTTAACCCGGCTGGAATATTCCGGTCGGGTTTTTTATTAAAAAATAAGAACAAATGACAGATCAAAATCACGAAATCTGGAGAAAATGTAAATGTGGTAATGAAGAGGATATCCGGAAGAATGAGAAATGTACCGAGTGCGGTGCGGTGCTATATATACCACTAAAAAAAGTCAAACATATACTATAAATTATGAACAACAAATCCTTTAAATTAAGTAGTCAAATAGATATCTTATTATTTAGAGATCTAAATGACATGGCAGAACCCATTGTTAAAATTTATGCGTACTGGATAGATAAAGAAGGCTATCCGAGGCACAATGAGGAAATAATTGCTTTTGAAAATCTCACTTCAGTTCAATCATTTATTCGTGATTTTTCAGAAGCTTCAGCTCTTCAATGGTTCGAAAATAACGTTCCGGAACATGAAGAATAAAATTTTTAAAATAATGCTTCTCTTCAGTAATAAACAAATCTTAAAAAGACATTGGTAATGGACATTGAAATTATTAAAAAAACCGTTCAAAATGCTTTTTCTGATGTAGACTCGGAAGAGTTCCTGCAGGTGAAATTAAAGAACCAGGTTGAAGCTCATAAAATAGCTTTCGAAAAGTTTAAAAAAAAGAATCCGGACAAAGATTTCACCGAATGGAAAAAACAGATGATCGACATCAACACAAAAACAAATAATAACTCTGAAATCTTAGCAATTGGGATCTATCTTTTAGCATTAGATGAACTAAAACCAGATGATTAAATGAGCAAATTTTTCAGACTTAATTCTTACACCCGGGTTCTAAATGATGGAAAGCAGACCCTTCAGGAAAAGCAAAGGCTTATCAGTGAACAGAGCCTCAGTAAGAGTAATAATTATTTGAAAGAACAGAAAAACAGGCGGCCAGTAGATCAGAATAAGATCTATACAAGGTTTGTCAATGAAATGTTTGAGCACCGGGATTTCATATCGGTAAAAGAATTTAACCGTCTTATTAAAGACCGGTTTAACAGTTCCACCACCTATTATCGAGATCGTATGGAAAAGATCGGATTAATCATTGTGGCCAATAGGATAGTTAGGAAAAAGAAAAAAGAAACCATTTCTGAAGAATCAGAAAATGAATAAAAACTAAAAAATGAGTGAATCATTAAAGACTGCAGCTGAAAAAATTCTGCGTGCAACAAACGGCGGATTGGATGAAATTTTAAAAATATATCCTGGTGCTGATACCCGTAAAAACTTCAGGATCCGGAACGATGATAAAACCGCTTCTGCTTCTATGAAATTTCTGGAAGATCGCTGGAGGGTTACAGATTGGGGCGGTACTATTAACGCTCAGGATTGTTTTGGTATTTATGCTCTTGAAAACAATGTAGCTTACTACGAAGCTATTTTGGAAATAGGAAGAGCGCTCCAGAACGAAACCGGTATTGAGATTTTTGAAGACAGCCGGACGTTCTATAAATATGAATTCCGGGAATATGATCTTGACGAATGTCCTGTAAAACTCAATGATAAAAATTTTCATTTTGAAACCAAAGATTTCAATGAATATGAACTCCAATTATTAGGACCTCATGTGACTGCAGAACACTGCAAAGAAATCAATCTTTATTCATTAGTAGAGTATAGCTACTACAATGAAGAAAAGAAGAAAGTATTTCGCTTTATTGCGACTGATAAGTTTCCGATCCTGGCATTTATAAATACAGACGAAACCATAGGCCAGTGGCTTAAAATTTACATGCCTAAAGGAAGTAAGAAATATTCTGATGATGGAAAAGACCGTCGATTCAGACATGTTGGCGGCCGTCCTAAAGGGTTTATTTTTGGTTTAGATAGGATCAAGAAAATTTATGAAAAGGAATTCGAAACTGAAAGAAAAAAAGTAGCCAAAAAGAAATCTGAAGATACAGGTAAAGAAGTTCTTCCGGGTAACATCAGTACTTCAGAAATTCACTTCAAATTAGAAAGGATTTGTATTGCTACCGGTGGGAGCGATGGAATTAATTTTCTGAGCATTGGCGAATTCGTGATCTGGTTCAATTCGGAAACCGAAAAAATTGATAGGTTCCTACTGAAGGAACTGCATGAAATGGCTCATGAGGTTGTCAATATTCCAGATACTGATCAAACCGGTAAAAGAGAAGGCGGTGAGCTAGCTCTGAAAAACCTTCAGATGAAAACCCTCTGGCTTGATAAATATTTTAAATTTCCAGGGCAAAAAGATTTTAAAGACTATGTTCGGCATAATCAGAGCAAAACAAAATCTCAACTGACCTATGAAGTAAAGAAAATGCTCAGTCTTTCAATGCCGGCTCAGTTCTGGGAGGTATCGATTAGCGAAAAAGGTAGAGCGACTTATAATTTTCACCACATCTATGCTTTCAACTTTTTACGTTTGAACGGATTTTGTAGGATTGATGATCTTTCCAGGAAAGACGGTTATTATTTTGCCAGAGTAACCGGGCACGTTGTTGAAGAGCTAAAAACGACTCAACTTATCAAAGATTTCTTCCGGAACTTTCTCCTGGCTAAACAGGACGAACTTGGAGTCCGTGAAATTCCGCATGCTCTTCTGAATATGATGATCACTTCTCAGAAAATTACTGACGGACATTTAGCGAACATGCATAACAGGTCTTTGGATTTCACGGATTTTAGTCCAACGAATCAGTATTTCTTTCTTGGAGACAGAATCATTAATATTTCAGCTGAAGGAATTACTGAAGAAAAAAGTTTCAAAAATTATGTACTGCAGTCCCAGCTTATTGATAACCTTATCAAAGAAGAAACTGATCACTCTATTACCACAAAGGAAATCAAAGATTTTAAAATTGAAAATCCTTATTTCAAAATAACAAAAGAAGGGGATAATCTTTATGATATCGAGATCCTGGAAGAAAATTGTGATTTCCTGAATTACTTGATCCAGGTATCAAGGATCCATTGGGAAAAAGATCGGGCCGGATATATCGAAAATGGCCAAAAAGAAGAGGATTTCTATCAGGAATCTTTATTTAAGATCACTGGGAAATATCTGACTGATGAAGAAAACACCGAGCAAAAACAACATTTAATTAATAAAATATTCTCATTTGGGTATGCAGCTCACAGATTTAAGGATCCAACAAGACCGTGGGTGATTTTCGCTGCAGATAACGCCGTTATTGAAGATGATGTTGCTGAAGGAGGCGCCGGGAAGTCTTTATTCTTTGAGGCGATGAGATTTTTCATGAACAGACATGATATCGACGGAAAGGGGGATATCGAAAATGATAAGTTCCTATTTGAAGGAGTGAACCAGCATACTGATTTTATTCTATTCGACGACGTTCGAAAAAATTTCAGTCTTGAAAGTTTCTTCTCAGTGATCACTTCGAAGCTTACCGTTAATGAAAAGTTTGAAGCAAAGGTTAACCTGGCTTACCGTAATTCTCCAAAGTTCGGAGTTTCTACGAACTACGCGATCAAGGATCAGAGAGGATCTTCTACTCGCCGTCGTTTGATCATGGGATTTTCAGACTATTACCATGCTTCAAATGATGAAAGAGAAAAAAGAGATCCAAAGGATGATTTTGGAAATTCGCTTTTCCTGGATTGGAAAACTGATCAGTGGTTCAAGTTCTTAAATTTTGTTTTTCACTCATGTCAGTTTTATCTGCAGCAGGATGCAAAAATAGAGGCTCCGGACGGAAATATTAAAATGAGAGCTTACATGAGTGATATGGGCCAGCACTTCAAAGAATGGGCTGACGAATTCTATCCAGAGGTAATTGGCAAAAAGCTTATAAAGGATGATGTTCTGGAAGCGGCGAAAGCTAAAAACCTGAAGTTTCTAGGAAATATGACAAGTAATGCTTTTAAAAAGAAAACTGGAATATGGTGTAAAGTTCACGGTTATGAGTTCCAGGACAGAATCATGGATAATATATATGTAAAAGACTCAAACGGAAATCCGGTACTAGAAAATGAAAAACCAAAAAAGAAGACAACAGAACATATTAAAATCGTTAAAATTGATGCAGACCTTGAAACACTCCAGTCAATCTTTAGATTCCCTGAAGGAAAAGATAACGGTTCCGGCGAGGATCCTTACATCTGATGAAAGTGAGCCTTTGCCAATTAACCTGGCTTTTTTAGGGCTCGATGTGCTGGGAGTACATCTGAAGAGGGGGGATCAGTGGCTCTACGGGATCTACCGGGGAAACGATTTGATAGGTTTTCTTTATGAAGGATCCGGAATGAGTAAAGAAGATCAGGGAAAATACTCTAGGCGTTTAATTCCACAAAAGCTTGATACTTTAAATTATTTCAAAAAAGTATATAAAGACCGGGTTGGATATTATTTCAGTTATGCAGAAAATTATTCTGTAGTAGGATTTTTAGAAGATAAAAAAGTAATACAGAAACAATAAAATAATAATTAACAAAACAAAATTAAACTATGCCATTACACTCAAGAGACGTACTTAAGTTGCTTAATGCAGGTTTTACGATTATAAGAGCAGATAATGTAAATCTTAAAATTAAATGTAAAACTAAAGAGAATACGGAATGGACCACATTCCAAAAAGATTTTAAATCTAAGGCCGAACTAAGAAGAAACATGGATGAAATATTGAAAATGAAAGGTATAATAGAAGACTAATTAATTTTTAATTATGACAAAAGAACAGAAAATAAAAGAAGCTTATGGAGAACATTGGGAAGCTGTTAAGTTATTTGTTTACGAAAATGGCTGGTGTAATTTTAGAGAGCTTTATGGCGAAATTGGGAATTGCAGAGGTTTGCCCGGGCTAACTCTTATTACAAAAAATCCTTACGACCCTTATCAGTGTTACCACAAAAGACCTGTATCATTACAAGGCATCGAAAAAAATAACGGCTGGACTAAAATTGAATCCATGGACTCATTCCCTCAGGAAACAATTTTCTGCTTAACCTGCATATATCTGGACGGTACAGCATATCAAGTTGGCACATCCAGGAATAGGACGCCGGATGATCTTTTAAAGATGTGGCAGGCTGCAGAACTGACCCACTATAAACAAATTGAAAGTAACCCTCCAATTTTTTAATGATGACTAAACAAGATAAAATAAGAGAAGCGTATGGAATTCACTGGGAAGAAGTAAAAGACCAAGTAGATGAAAATGGCTGGCTTGATGGTAAAGGTAACCATAAAGGCTTGGTTGGATTAACAATGAAGGTTTATGATCCTTATGACTCTAAATATTGTTACTGGAAACGACCTGTGTCGCTATCTGGAATCGAAAATAATAACGGATGGATCAAAATTGAAAGTAAGCAAGATTTGCCAAGCAAAAAAGGTTTGTATATGGTTTGCATCAACAATAACCCTATTATTGGAATCATTGAAAATACTACTTTTATTAAGCATCTTTATGAATGTCCGGAACAAGGAATTTTAACTCATTTCAAAGAGCATTTTCCAGAAAAACATCCAATTTATTAAAACAAAAAATTATGATCACATATTTAAAAAAACAAAACTCCCCTGTATTCTATAAAGTTCTAAATCAGAATGAAGTATTACAGGTGACAAAGGAAAAATATTGCCTTGGTATTTCGGTATTTTCCCGATTACTCCAGGAACTAAATTCTAATGATATCGTTGAAATTGATCAAGTAGAATTTATTGCTGCATATTCTGAAGTTAAACGGGAACTGATCAATCAGAACGTTCTTCAGGAAGAAGAAAAAGAAGTTTATCTCTCAGAAGTATTCCAGCAATGGGCCGACGTGTGGTTTTCAGGGCTTTTAGGCGTTGATATCGTTAAAGAGGCGGCAATGGAGTCAATGAAAAGTTTTAGCCCGAAAACACTAGGTTATACGACTTCAAATTTATTTAAAAAACAAATGAGAACCTGGAGCGCTCACAATGGATATTTTTTTGAAGATCGCATTATGAAGCTGATATCCGGAAAGACTACAGAACATATCCGTATAACTGCTAAAAACTAATTTTAAATGAAAGATAATGGTTATTATAAAATACAAGATAGTTCTGCAGGTTCTAAGCTTATTACTTTGAATGCGGGATGTATTGTTGATTTCGAGACCTTAATAAGGGAAATTTTTGGAAGCACAATTTTACAGCATCCCTCTATAGAGCTAGAAAAGCCCAAGCATTCCTGGATTGACCAAGATAACCGGGTTAAAGTAAACAAAACAATCGCTATCGAGATAAGAGTAGTCCAGAATGCTAGGAATAGAAAATTAAGGGCTTTTAACTGATCTCCAGCCCTTACATCCTTACAGAAAACCAATAAAAACCCATCCCTGGCGAAAGCCGGGGATTCCTTTTTTTAAACACTCGGGAACGCGGCCTGCACCTCCCTCTCCTCTCCACCACTAAAAATTTTGTAGATGAAAAATGTAATTCTGTAATGATGTTGGCAAAGTTTTGAAACTCTATTAATTACACTTTTTTTTTAAGACTGTAACTGATTAAAGAGTTACAGAATTATCTGTAATAAAATAGAGAGTTACAGAATTGAATATTCGCTCAAATTTCGTTTACACTTTCAAAAATGGGTGTAAAAACTTTAGTGTTGGGAGGTTTACAGAATTACACTTTCACAAGTGCATTTTTAAGTATTATTTATGCTTTCGCGTAAGCAGATTTGTTTTTTATTTGCGGCTAAAACCAATTTATTATATGCTACAAATCACTTTACATCTTTCTGTTCCCAGGTATGTAAAAAAAATCCTTCAATTTAAATATGGTGATGATTATAGGGCTCGGGAAGATACCTTGCTTGGAATGGTTGTCCTGAATACCCTACAAAAAAAGTCTGAGAGACATTATACTTACAAAAGAATTAATCCTGATATCACTTACTTCAGTTTAAAAGTAGGAATTGATAAGGCTAACCACAAAGGCTTCCAGCATAACCAAAGTACAGCGGTCCGGATCTCAAAAGCAATTGAGAGGGATATCAGGGAAAAGCTCTACACTGAAGCGATCACCAATGAAATAAATTACGGAATAGATTTTAAAACAACTATTCAAAATTTTTTAGATCTGTACGATATCACTGAAGACGAACTCTCGTATGAAACAATCAGGAAAGATTTTAATAGGTATAAAAATCAAAATCTTAAAAAATTTAAGTAAAAAAACTGTGTAAAATTGCGACAAAAAAATGGAAGTATTTTTTAACAATCTTGAAAACTTTTTCCGGGAAATAAGATCCGTGGAAATATATGCTGCAGAAGATGTTCTTTACATTGATGCGTACACCGGGACCTTTCCTGCGAAATCTAAAGCCCTGTATGTTTTTGAAGAGCTGGTTCCGGAGACATTCTCCAGGAAGATCTCTTCCAAAACAAGGAATGGAAATCCCTTTACTGATGTGGATGTTAGTTTCCCATTGCTGGATATGTCAATTGAAAATATCGAAAAACTTCAGGAAGTTTTCAATAAAAAGGGCTTTGTAGTTGTGTTTGTGGCTAATACAGTTAAAACATTACTCGGAAATGCTACTGAGCCTTTAAGAATTGATTTCATTGACAATAAGAATGAAGACGGCTCCGGGAACGATGAGTATACGATTGCGATATCTGGAGAAACAATATTAAAACCTAAAATAAATACTATATGAAATTATTTTTAAAGACGAAAGGCAGATTTGCTTCCTCGTTTACTGTCGGATTTATCGTTAATATCATTATGTTAGCAATTATTGGCTATAGTAGTATGATCGATAAAGTAATTAAATATCCAGCAATAATTTATACTGGAGATTCAAATGAAATAGTTTTTACCCTTTCAAGACTAGTTAATTGGATGTGGGTGATCGTTGGAGGATTTACATTTTTGTCGATTCTTACAATTTTTGTATTAGGAAAATATTCTTATTCGAAAGAAGAATAGTTGTCCTTTCCAACCTTTTAATGTAAACACACTTTTGTCCGTGAAATCTACAAGATGCACGGACAAAATATTTTTTTAAATCAACCTTTAGCAATAGATAAAGATTATCTGTTGTCTACTATTGCTAATATCATTTCTGGATATCAGCAAAAATCTTTCACTTCAGCGGAAACCATAGTTCAGAGTGCTTTCAATAAGATTGATGCTCAAGCTTCTGCAGCGCAAATTAATGGAGCTGATGCTTTCCCGGTTGTTTTAGATATCAATGGTCCGATTATAAAATATTCTTCCTGGTATTACCTGGGAACTCAAGACATAATTTCAATTTTAAGAAGACTGGACAGAAATGCTTCTGTTTCAGGAATAGTACTGAATATTGACTCCGGAGGCGGAATGGTATCCGGAACCGCGGAACTAACCCACACAATCAAAAATTTAAGCAAGCCTACAATTGCGTATACAGGAGGTTACATGTGCTCCGCCGCGATGGACATTGCTTCCGGAGCTAATTTCAGAATGGCAAATCCTTTTGCCGACTTAATTGGTTCGATCGGAACCATGCTTTCTTATCAAGATTTCTCAAAAATGTTCGAAAAATGGGGCGCTACCATGTACGAAATCTACGCTCCACAATCCACAGAAAAAAATAAAGAATTCCGGGATCTCCAGGCAGGAGATTCAAAATCGTATGAGCAAAGGCTCAAAGAAATGACCGCTGATTTTATCTCCAGAATGGAAGAAAACCTGAATGAAACATTGAAAGATGATGGATTTGTCATGAAGGGCAAAACATACACGCCTAAACAGGCGCTTTCTGTTGGATTGATCAACGAACTCGGAACTCTTGAAGATGCACTAGCAAAATTTTAAAATCAAAATAAATGAAGAAAGTACTAGCTGTTTTAGGATTACAAGCTTTCACGTTCCACAATAATTTTTGGGGATCTGGTGAAGCTCATGTAAAACTTGACAATAAGCAGCTTCAATTAATCGAAGATGCTTTAGAAAAAAAAGAAACTGAAACCACTGCAGCTGAAGGCGCTGAGTCATTAGCAGATCTCCAGGCAAAAGTTTCCGGTTTTGAAGCAAAAGAAACTGTTGTTCAGGAGGCTTTAACAGCTGCATTGAGCCTTAATGGTATTGAAGCAAAAGAGGGCCAAACGGTAGCTCAGGCAATCGAAGCCCTGGGAACAAAGTGTAAAGAATACGGTGATTCTAAAGAAACTCACTCAATCATTCAAACAGACGGTAAAGAAAAACATTCTGGAGGATTGCAGAACGGCTATTACGATCCAACCGCTCCTCATAATCAACTCTAAATTTTATTAACATGTCAGAAAATATTGATGTAAATGCAATCAAGAATGAAGTATTACGCTATGGTAAAGCCAATCCAATGGCATTAACACCAGCCGTTTTATCAAAAGACATTCTTTTAAATCAGCTCGCAAAGCCGTTATCTAAAGTAAAAGGAAAGTGGTCTTTTCCTTCTGTTTTAATGACAAACTTAATTCAGGCTTTCTCTGATAAGTGGACCGAATTCGGATCTATTCAGTTTAATAATAAAACTGCAAAAAACTTCCATTTGAAAGTGAACCTTCCAATCAATCCTTATGATGTATACGGCACATGGGTTGAGGATTTGTGGGAGGAGGATAAGAAACCGAACGAAATGCCAATTTCTAAATATATCGTCGATATGATTGGTGGCAAAATGACCTCTGAGTTATCAAATGTTTCAATTACCGGGAAATTTGATCCTGCTCAGGTGGGTTCTCCAAATCCAGATTCAGCAAAGGCAATGGATGGAATTAACGAAGTTGTGGCTGGAATCGCTTCAGATACTGTAAACCCTGTTTTCTTCATTCCAATTGATGCGGCTTTGGCAAATGATCCGGTTGCTAAAGTAAACGCTTTTGAAAGAAGTTTTCCAGCAAATGCAAGTATTTCAAACATCTTGGTTCCTTTAGAGGTCTTCCAGGATTATGTTGAAGCTCGTGAAACTCCTTCTGATCAGGTTATCGACTATAACGCTGCTTACAGGAAAAAAACAAAGTATGGCAGAAACTTAATCGGGGTTCCTGGATTAACGAAAATGATGGCGTGGGTTGACGGTAACCTTTTCAGGTTATATGACCGAAAAGATAATCCGGCTCAGATCGATGATGTCCAGATTCAGGATTACGCGATGAAGATCTTTATCCAGTTTCATTTAGGATATGACTTCGCGGTTAACCAATATGTATTTGTTGAAACTTCTGATGCTACAAAGAAAAGAGGTCTTAACAATGATGCTCTGAATAAACTGTATTACCCTAACGAGCTAAAACTTACAGCGTAATGGCAAAAGATCCGATTGAAAAAAAAGCTACTCCTCTTACTGAGGAGCAGCTTTCAGCAAAAGAAGCTGAACTGAATTCCCTGGCTGAAGCTTTAGCTCAAGAAAAACAGGATTTCGAAACTGAGAAAGAAGAATTCAAAAATCATGTTGATTCTGAAACTCAAAAATTATCTGACGGTTTTGCAGATCTGGAAGAAAAACAGAAAGCATTCGAAGAAAAAGCTTCTCAGTTTTCTGTGACTCCAGAGAAAAAAGAAGAGGCTGTTGAGCCTTTGAAATGTACCTACGATAACGAGGAATATCAATTTGATCCGGAGGCCCCGGAGCTTATCCTGTTCGATGGAAAAGCCTGGACACACCAGGAAATAATTGAAGACGAAAATGTGCTGCTTCAGATCATTGGAGGCGGCCTTGGTTTAATCAGAAAAATTAAATAAGATGGCAGATAATTGTTCATTCGCAACGGTGAGAACCGAAAATATGGGTTATTGCCCTAATGATGACGTTGTAGGAGGAGTTAAAGCAAATGTTGCATACATTCCTATGGCTCAACTTAAGACAGTAACAAAGCCTACTGTTACGGAAACAACCTCGTATGCTGATAGTATCACAATTACTACGACCGGCCTTGTTCCGGATACGGGAAAAGGATTCAAAGAAACTACTTTGGTTATCGATGAAAACGAACTAAAAAGTAATTTGGTCGGTAACAAAGGAAACTTGAAGGACCAGGCTCAGTTTGATGGAATGCTTCCGAATTTTATTAAAAGGAACATTGGTTTTATCAAAAGGCATAAAAACACACCAATGTGTTATATCATTACTGACAGTACAGGTCAGAAATGGGCTTTACTTGATGCTTATATGACAAAGGCAGATGCTACGACGGCAAAGAAATACGAAGAAAGTGCCGGAACAGCATTTAACGTTATTTCCAATGGCCCTTTATATGCATATGACGGTCCTATTGTAATCTTAGCTGACGAACCTGCAACACCTTAATTATGGCTGATACAAATCAATTTTTCATATTAACAGTAACTAAAGGCTCCGTAATGATCGGACCCGATGGTTCTAAAACGACTTTGGATGATGTTCCGAAAAATGTCCTGGAACTTTGGTCGGCTGGAAATTATGCCTTTTGCTTAAAAAAAGATACAGCAGCTGAATTGTTCAAAGATTATTCGAAAGAGCAGCTCCAGAAGCTAATCGATATTAGAACGCCAATCGGTTATAAAGCAGAGCTTGACACTTTGAAGTCATTACTGAAGAGTTCGCCAAAGGATCAGGTTGCTGAAGTAAAGAAAAAATAATGTAAAAAATAAACAGAATAAAACCTCCTGATCAGGGAGGTTTTTTTTATTATGAGAACACACGCTGAAAACTTAGAATTGTACCTTTCCTCCGGAGGAGATCCGAGACTGGCCAAACTTCATAAAACTTCTACTTTACAAAATAAATCCAGGATAGTTTATTTATTATCAAAATTGCAGAAGATCGAAAAAATTACTGCAGAAGAAAAAACGGTAACTCAGGAAATAGAAATACCCGTAAAAGTAGATCCGGAGCGTCCAAAATTTATTGGAGAAATAATGCAATATCCTGTGGAGCTTCATTCAACTTATAACGAGACTGAAAGCCTATGGTTTAAATACTGCAGTTTAAAACTGGAGCTGAACCAGGTTCCACCGTCTGAAGAAAAATTGGCTCTTGAGATCCAGGATAAAATTATCGATCTTTTTAAAAGATTTGATATCTGTAAAAAAATATTGGATCATTATTTACTTCACAAACATATTTTACCGACTGAAAGCAAAAGGGATTTTAAAAATTTGACTCTTTTACAGCTGGACCAGGAAAGAAGAAATATTGAATCATTGATCTGCAGGAGAAGGCAAACGATTAAAAAAATGGAAGAGGCGCTTCCGGAAGAATCGGATCCTGTTTTCAATAAAAGAATGAGCTCTGTAAATCATAAAAAAGAGCAGCTGCAGGAATTGATTTTGGATCAGGAAAAAATAGTTCAACTATTGCACAATTAGCAGACAACGTTTTTATTTGGCAAAAATAAAATTATGTTAGGTAAAAAATTAAAAGATAAAATTACAGGTTTTACAGGTGTAGCAACGGGAAAAGCCTCTTATATTACCGGTTGTGATCAGTATTTATTAGCTCCTCAATGTGCTGAAAATGGAAGTTTTATTGATGGACATTGGTTTGATGAAGGGAGATTGGTGATTTTAGATGAATCTTTAAATTTTGAAGTGACAGCTGAAAAACCTGGCTGTGATAAAGAAGCTCCTAAAAAATAATGAAACCATTTTACAGTAAAAGAAGACTGAAAAAAATGGGATTTTATCTTTTCGAAAAAAAAGACAGAATAGTTCTCAATGTAATTAGTCATTCCGGAAATATTAAACATGGCTATAATATTTCAAAAATGCTTAAGAACTCCAAAAAGAAAATTGATGTCCGAATGACTTATATTGGATCTTGTGCAACCTGGTTAAATTTTTAAATAATTTATGTCAAATAAAAAGAGGATCAGCAGCCTGATCAAAAGAAGATATAAGCCTGAAAAAAATTATCCAAAGATTTTTCCAAAAATTCCCTGGCATTTTTCTGAGAAGTGGGATAGATTTACTTCTGATTTTAGTGATAATTTTGAGTTATTAGCAAGTGCAGCTGAGAAAGCAGCTAACAGCGCTTTAGAATTTTTACAATCAAGTTATAATTTTGTGCCTAAAGCTTTGTTGTATCCTGGAGAACAATATTTTAATACACTTCCTTTAACGAGCAAAGCTGACCAGCGAGAAATTTACAACTTTCATTTAGCTTCAGGAAGAAGTTCAGGGAAAAGTGGAAGTATTGTAGATTATCTATTTCAAATAAATATTGAAGAAATCGGAAGAAAACATTCTGCTATATTAAGCCAATATATCAGAAGGAATTTAGAAGACTTTGGTTTTTTCTTTGAATCGGAAAGTGAATTTTTAAATTTTGTAAGTGGTAGAATCACCCGGATCTCGTTTTCTGAAAATATGTATCATTTTGAATACTATTTAGATTATGTATCAGAAACAAACAAGGGAGTGTTAATTGGTGTTTCAGATGGGAAAGTGAATTGGAGTTATGAACCTAATAAAATAACCGTAACAATAGGATAATGTCAAATAAAAAGCGAATTCAGAATCTGATCAGTAAAAAATATAAGGCTTCAAGAAAAGTTAAGTTGTATGCTGAATATAGAACGGGATGGGATTTTGGAGATCAGTTTCCGGACATTTTTAAAGTATATTTTGGTCAATCTAAAAAAGATTTTTCTACTAAAGATTGGTATAAAGAATATATGCAGATCCCACCAGTTTTGCCAGACTTACCAGGCTTAAGACATTATGTAAGACAGCTGGAGAAAAATATAAGAAATATACCGGTTTATACGGCGGAATTTCATCGAATGGCTCAAGAATTGCGAAAGGCCCGGGAAGATCTGCAAGCGCTTATCAAGGAAAAAACAGATAAATTTGAAAGAATTGAACATAAATTTTTTCCCGAAACTAAAGGATTAATATTTCCACTAAAAACAAAGCACCTGTTTTAACAGGTGCTTCTTTTTGGAAATGGTAAGTAAAAGTGTTGAATTAATACTAGAGTTCTATTTCCAATAATTCTTTTCCTAAAGTGTGTAAAGCTTTCTCAATTTTCTTTTTTTGTGTGGTTCTGGGTATCTTTTGCCCTTTGGCATATTGAGCGGTTAGATCCGGATTAATACCGGTTAATCTTTCTATTACTGCAGCTGAAAAAATTCCTTTATAATATTGCAATAAGCTTTCAAGATCGAACTGATACTTAATATCATATTCGCCTAATAAAATTTTAGGAATATTTTCTTCAATATTATTTTCTTTTAGAATCCGTATGGCTTCTAAAGCTGATTGTTTGGCCTCCTGAGGTGTGGTTCCACCACCATAAACACCCTCTACATTTTCAGCGTATGAAGAGAACATATCTGCTGATCTTTCGATAATAATTTTAACTGTTTTCATATAATTTAAATTTTTGTGAACTCATTTTCGTTCTGATATCAAACGATATTAAAGATAGGGGCCTAAAGCCCCATTTCTTTAATGATCTTTTTTTCAAGACCTTTACCTACTTCTTTCGCTCCGTGATAAGGAACTGGGTAGGTTCTGCCGTCTTTCTCGTAAATGTAATGGCTTCCATCTGTTCGAATGTGAATCCATCCATTCTTTTTAACCTTTCGGTGTAATTCGCTTGATTTCATAGAACGCTTTTCTTTATTAATTCAACTCTGTAAAGGTAGGAATATCCCTACCTTTATGCAAGTAAAAAGTGTTAAAATTTTAATTTTTTTTGAAAGATTGTTCCAGGTATAAAAAAAATAAGCTCCAAGCCTGATCAGCTGGAGCTTTTATGTCCTTTATGGTGTTTGCAATAAAATGAATATTGCGTGCAATTCTCAAAGGAGGTATTAAATATCCTCCGCAAACCTGAATATCTCACCTTTCAAATTTAGAGCGTATAAAACTCCACGCGGAGGACTTTAGTCTTCTTTGTGAAGTTAATACGCGTTGAAAGGTGAGAACTGCAAAAGTAGCGAAAATCACTCTTTCATATACTAAAATTTAAAAATTTATTATTTTATATGCTAAAAGAATATACCAAAGCGCCGCTGCCATTTCAGGGGCAAAAGAGAAATTTTTTAAAGAAATTCAAAGAAGTTTTAAAAAATTATGATGAAGATTCTATTTATGTTGATTTGTTCGGCGGTAGTGGACTGTTAAGTCATACCATTAAACAGGTTTATCCTAATTCAAAGGTTATTTATAATGACTTTGATAATTTTAAAGAAAGGCTTGACAACATAAGCAAAACTAATCACCTGCTTTCTGATATCAGAGAAATAGTAGGGACACTTAATAAAAATGAAAAGCTAAGTAGTAAATGTAAAAATCAAATACTTGATCGTATTACAAAGGAAGCTGGGTTTATTGATTTCATTACTTTATCTTCTTCTTTATTATTTTCGGGAAATTATGCAAATACTTTTGAAGATTTAAAGAAGCAAACGTTTTATAGTAAAGTTCAAAAAACAGCTTATTCAGCTGATGGTTATTTGGATGGAGTAGATAGAGTTTCAGCAGATTACAAAGTATTGATTAAAAAGTATCAGGATACAGAAAAAGTAGTTTTTATTTTTGATCCACCATACTTATCCACCGACGTTAAATCCTATAAAGATGTAAGTTTTTGGAAGCTTCCAGAATATCTGGATATCTTAGGCTTTACAAAAAATTTTCCCTTTATATATTTTACAAGTGAGAAAAGCCAGCTGGTTGAACTTTGTGAGTGGCTAAAAAATAATAATTACTTAGATCCAATATCTGGAGCTACAATAACTTCGGTCACCAACCACGTAACTCACAACGCTTGCTATCGAGATATCATGATACATAGGAATCAAAAATTATTTTTATAATTAAAAAATTGTCTGTATACTAGCAGTCTGAACAAAATTCCATTGGGTTGGAAATAAATTTTAAAGATGTCAAATTATCCAGTTTTTTGCTGGATAATTTTAGTTTTACACTTTCAAAATTTCATCAAATTTTACAATTACACTTCCGTGAAACTTTGTAATTAACTAATAAATAGTAGGATTACAAAATTACACTTTAGTTTGTATTACTGTCCTTTCAGACGCTTTTTCAGACAGATATTTTCGTGTTATGGATATTGTTAAGTACACGAAAGATAACAGTTTTCAGAGGATTAAAGCCTGGTATATAGATGAAGAATCTGTACAGCTCACACCAACTGAAGAAAAAAAGAAGGATCGTTTAAAGCACATCTGGGCTTTACGATCCAACAATAGATATTCTCCAAAAGACACCGTTAAAATTATTGAACGCGACTACAAAGTTTCCCAGGCAACCGCGTACCGGGATTATAATCTCTCTATGGAACTTTTTGGCAGCATGGATCAGGTTAATATTGCTGCAGAAAAAATGATCATTGCAGAAGGGTATTGGGATCTTTATTTATCGGCAAAGAAAAACGGCAAAGATGAAGTGGCTCTCAGGGCTCTGGAGAAATATGAATCACTTTACAATTTTGACACCACACAAAAAGTAGATCCGAAAAAACTTGAAGCTTCAAACTATAGCTTAAATCTACCTCGAGGAGCTGAAAAAATCCTTAAGGGAATGTTTGAAAGCGGTGTTGTGAACTTTAATAATATCGGTGCTGAAGATATAGACTGGAAAGAGATTACTGAAGATAACGAAGACGAAAACGAAGAGGATCATGAGTAATGCAGTTTTGTACCACAATATGCCAACCCGGAAAATTGAGCTTAATTTAATGCAGGCTGCTGCCGTCCTGTCAAATAAAAAACTCAGAATTCCAAACATTAATATTGAATCAGCCAGGGGAACCGGAAAGTCTACCGTTTTAGGTTGGTTCATCAAAGAAGCCGTAAAACAAATGCCCCGTTCTACCGGGATCATTGTAGGAGAAACATTCGTACAGATCAAATCCAGAACACTTCCATCTACGAAAGAAGGAATGGAAATGTTTGGCCTTTATGAGGGCTTTGATTATGTTGTCGGTCGGTGTGGCAAAGAAGAGGGTTTTGAAATGCCTTTCCAGGCTCCGTCCAATTGGTCCAATGTGATCCATTTCAGGAATGGAGCTATTGCGGTTCTGGTATCGCTTGACAATCCCAACTCTGGAAGAGGATTGAATTCCTATTGGGTAATTGGTGATGAAGCAGCGCTCTTAACGTATGAGCGTCTTTATGATAACGTACTCACTACAAACAGGGCAAAGAAAGCAATATTTAGTAAAGCATCTATGCTGCATGCGCAGGTCTTTGTTTCTTCGGTTGCTATGACTAAGAAAGGAGAATGGTTCACCAATAGAGAGAAGCTGGCAAAAGAAGATCCTAAAAAGTATTGCTTTATTCAGGCTAATGCATTCGTAAATGCTCACAACCTTAAGGAAGGTTGGATCCAGGACATGCAGAAAGAAGCGCTCTCAAAGACTCAGTTCAATGCTGAGATCATGAACATACGGCCGAAAGGAATTAAGGACGGGTTCTACGCTCAGTTAAAAGCAAAACATTACTACCAGCATAAGTACAATATTGACCTGATGGGCGGTGTTACCGAGAAGTTTGTGCCGAGCTGCAAATATGATACAGATCTGATCCGGAATTTACCGCTGCAGCTAAACCTGGATTTTGGAGGAAAGATCAACTGTATGACTGTATCTCAGTACTCAGCAATGCAAAATTCGATCAACTTTATAAAAGAATTCTTCCGGAAGAATCCGGATATCCTTGATGAGCTCGTTCAGGACTTCATTGATTACTACGAACCACATAAAGCGAGCAGTAACGTGATTCATTTGTATTATGATCGATACGGAAATAATAAAGAAGCAAACAGTAAGACTACACTGGCTGAAGACGTGATCAATAAGTTAAGAAAAGCCGGCTGGGTGGTGATCAATAAGACACCGAATACCAATAACCCGCCTCATGCTGAAAAATATACACTGATCAATACCATACTTGCAGAAACAGATCTCCGTCTTCCTTCAGTAAGGATCAATGCTGATAATTGTCCTAACTTGATTATCTCAATGGAAAATGCACCATTGAAGGGAGATGACGCTTTCGAGAAGGATAAGTCCTCTGAAAGGTCTAAGATCATACTGCAGGAACATGCTACCCACTTCAGTGATACCCTTGATTATAACCTGTACTGGCAATTCTGGCACCTGGTTGACCCGAGATACCTGTCTTCATTCCCGGTTACCAATCTACATCTGTAAAATAAGCCCTAAAAACGGCCTGAAATAGACCCTTAAAACAGCCCAAAACGAACCACCCCTGAAGTGCCGTTTTGGGCTGTTTTAGCATATTTCGTGTTTTTCAGCATCTGCAATTGTAGAGAAAGATAAGGCGGCCCTGTGGCTATCCTTCCCATAATGATAAAAAACGAGTTTTTAGGCTATAGCTTTTGTATTTAATTTATTAAAAATGTTGCACTTAGATTTTTTCATCATGAGAATGATATATGTAAAATGAGAAAATAAAATAATGTCCTTTCCCTCGCAAGCATACAGTTTCATATTTGGCTCATGCAAAAAGCGATCTTTTTGAGTCAGGTTCTCACGGAAATGAAAAAACTGGATGCAAATAAAAACCCAATTTCTTTTTCAATTTCTGTAAGAACCTATAATAATCAAAACAAATCTGGAGGAAAACTAATCACGTTTGAGAATGCAGTTTTAATGCAGGCTCCGAAAACTCCTGGAAAGATCCGGTTATCTCAAGCCAGGGCTTTTAAAAATCCTAATCACTTTGATAACAGGACCCGTAATGTTAAAACGGATCAGGGGATTAAAAAAATTAACATCCTATTCATTATAAAATTTAACGGCGCTGATGTCGTATAGATCATGGAAATATCTAAAGGAATTTATGCAGTTGGCGGACTAAATAACAAAACTGCAGTATTTTTTAATAAAACAACGGATCCCGTTCACTCTACATTCAAGCCGAACGTTACGGAATCCTTAATCGGAGGAAAGTGGCTTCCTTGGGGGGATAATAATCTATATCCTCAGGAATTCGTTGATAAGCTTAAGAAAACAAATATTGCAATCGGAGGTCTGGAAGTTTTGACTTCAGCACACTTCGGAGCCGGTTTCCGACTTTATCAGGGAACAGAGACTGAAGAGTCGATAATTTTTAAAGAGAGATTGGTCGATTCTTTTCCCGATATCGCTGTATTTTATTACCGGACAAATTTCAATATTACGTTATCAGAGATTATTACCGATTACGAAGTTTTTCGCGTTGCATTCCCTGAATATTTACTTTCTCCTAATGGTGATCAGATTATTTCTGTAAGGCGAATTAAAGCCGCTGATTGCCGTTTTCAGTCTCCGGATCCGAACGGTATTATTAATAACATCGGCGTTAATACGGATTGGGAAAAATATGATGAAAAAAAGACAGCTGTTATTCCTTGTTTCAATGCAAATATTCCTGTTGAAGAAATAAAAGCTTATTGTAAAAAGAAAGGAATCCGGAAGTTTACGATCCCTGTTATTGATACATTGTTAGTTGAAAAATCTTATCCGTCCGTTGGATGGCATGCTTCATTTAAAAATGGATGGGTTGATGTGGTTCTGTCTATTCCTGCATTTAAAAAAGCAATGTTTGAACAGCAGCTGAATATAAAATATTTGATTCATATTTCAGATGAATATTTTTCCCACATATACGGCCAGGACTGGAATCTTTTTTCTCCAGAAGAAAGACAGGAAAAAAGAACGGCGCTTGTAGATCTTATTCATGATAATCTCCAGGGAAACCAGGCTGGAGGAAAATCAATCATTTCACCATTCTTTATTGACCGGTCCACCGGGAAAGAAATGAAAGGAATTCAAATTGAAGAAGTTCCTCAAACGCAGTCCAATGGAGATTTCCTTCTGGATGGTTCGGCCGCTAATTATGAGATCCTGACTGCAATGGGAATAGATCCTTGTTTGATCAGTGGTGGAGCATTCGGGGGCAAAACCCTGAGCGGCTCCGGTTCTGATAAAAGAGAAGCCTGGACCATACTTTGTGCAAAGCTTCCGATCAAACAGATCCGAACGCTTCAGATTTTCGAAATAATAAAAATTTGGAATGGTTGGGATCTTACTGTTTTTGGAAAACTACCAAATATCAATCTTACAACTTTAGACAAAAATAAAGACGGCCAGGAAAAAGTTGTCAATTAATTATGTGTAAAAATGCGACAAAAAAATGGAATATTATATTGACAAAACAACTCTTCCGGAATATTTAATTTTACCCGGAGAATTTGATTGGGATCTGATCGATCAAGAGCTGGGTTTCTCAGAGCTTTTTGAGATCATTCCGAAAGAAATTTATCTGCAGCTAAAGTCAGAAACTGAAGAAAGTAAAAAAGAAATATTTAGGCTTCTCACGAAAGCTGCTGTTCATTATTCTTTTATCCTGGCCATCCCAAAAATTAAAGTCCATATCACGAATTATGGAGTCCAGGCTTTTGACCAGGAAAAATTAAAGACAGCTCCCTGGTGGGACGTGCGGGATCTCGGATTATCACTCTTGAAATTCGCAGATAAATTATTTTCTGAAGCCCTTACTAGAATTTCAGGAATTCCAGCGCTCAGGAATTCCATCCCATTTTTTGAAAATGTCTCGGAGCATATAAAAACTCCTGCTGAATTTGAAGTAATCTATTCACTTAAGAATTCGCCAAAGGTTTTCAGAATGCTTCAGACTTATCTGGATCAGGCTTATTCTTTAAATGTCCTGGATAAAATAAAGCCGGATTGTATTGATCAGATTAAAGTAAAACCTGAATTGTATAAATTTTTAAAGCAGGCTAACGTTTGTTATGCGCTTTATTACGCTTCCTTGATGCCAAATTTCGTCTTTCTGCAAAATGCCATAGCAATACAGTATGAAGAACTTCCATGGCAAAAATCACAGGTTTTAACGGATGAAGCTAAAAGTAAATCCGGTAAAAATTTTTTGAAGTTAGGGGATGCAAGTATGAAAGTGATCACCGATTATATAAAAAAAAATATTGCTCAGTTTCCTTGCTATACTGGCCCGGTTCCGGAAAGCAAACCGCAATCCAGATCTTCAGGGATTTACCTTATTTAATGTCCTTTTAAACCGATAGCGATATCGGTTTTTTTGTAGCTGTAATGAGCTTCGAAAACATCAACATAGAGAATATTAACCAATGTCCGGAAATAGATTTTATTTCCGGACTGCAGACCAGATTATACTTTGCTCCAGCTTCGTATTTTTTCAGAACTCCTTTGCCTGTACCTGCAGAATCATTTGAAAGTGAAATCATCATTAATGATGCTATACTTATGAGAAAAAATAAACAGCTCCGGTTTATTGATATCCTGGTTGATGAAAATGAATTGAGAGTTGCGTTAACAGGATCTAAGCAAAGGAAACGATCTGTAACAAATTTATCTGTTTTTATTCTTGGCTTCGTGCCTTCTGTTTTAGGTTTTATACAAAGATGTAAAAACGTCCCTTTAATTTTTTTTATTCAGGATGCCAATGGAAATAATTGGCAGATTGGGCATTTGATCAATCGTGCTTTTATGGATACAGCAGAAACATGGTCAGGAAAAAAATATGAGGATAATTCCGGAGCTGCAGTAACGCTTAATTGTAGTTCATCGGTTTTTCTATATCAAAAGTCTCTGGATCACTTTTCTAAACCAGGAGATTTCAATAACGATTTTAATAACGATTTTTTTAAGCAATATGACTAAACAAGAAATTTTAGCGGCTATTGAAGAATACATAACATCGAATGGCTTACAAGGGATTACGGGTCCAATTCTAAATATTATTCTTTCTTCAATAGCGAATATAATACCGGATGATGCAAAGCTAACATCATCGTTTGGAGGAGTTGTAAATCCTTCGTCAGATATTACGATTTCGTTGGGAATTGGAAGGTGGTATATAGCAAAAGCAGGAACCTATACAAATTATGGAGGGTTTACTTTTTTAGACAAAAACTTTAATATTCTTTCATATAATGGTTCGGCCTGGGAAAAGGCTGAAATTTTAATTCCTGAATCTGGATTTGTTGAGAAGGCCTACAATGTTGCAGTTGATTTATCTAAAGATAATTACTCAAAATACAAACAAATTACTGGCACTTCAATATTTACAGAAGCAGCAGGCAGTCAGTTCGGGAAAATGGCTTTTTACAAACTGACCGGAGGAAATGTAAGTTTTGCTTCCAATTTTACGATATACGAAGGATCCAAAACATACAATCCAAACTTAACCAACGTAATAGTATTTTGGAAAGAATACAACTTAGTGAGGTATAAGATTGAGACTTTTCCTTTTGAACCATTTCCTATTGATCCAGGTGTAATCTCAATATATAATTTCGTTGGAACTGCAGGAACATTATTGCCTTCCATAACTCATACAGGAGGTGCATTAATAGGTGATGTATCAAATCACGCTATCGTCTCAAGTGGTCAAGGGTTGAGCATATTAAATGCAAATGCAGGATGGAGCAACACCATAGGCTATAATCTAACAGGAACTCCAAATTTTAAAATTACACTATCCGGATTAACGATTAATGGATTCGTGGATATTATAATAAATGGGAATTCTGTAACAGATAACACCAAAGATTTTTTCTCGTTTGACCGGACTAAATGGGCACACACGCACAATGGAGCAACATCTTCATTTACAAATGCGTCTACACCAGCGAATAGTGATTTAATAATAACGGTTAATGGAGGGCTTGCAAGTTGTACTAGTAATGGTGTCTCAGTTTTTACTAATCGGGCACTAACGAATACAAACGGTGGTTTTTTTGGAATTCTCTTAGGTGATTCTGGTATTTCTGTATTGCAAGGATTAAAAATAGAAGTATTATGAGCGGGTCACTATTAGCAATGTATAAAACGGGTTATAACGACCTTGTAGGATATGTCAGGATATCTGAGGTTTTGCCTTATAACTTCATTGAAAGCTCTTTGGGTTTAAATTCGGTGGTTATTGGTGATGATGCATTCTCTGCCATTCAGGCTTTGTTAGCTGGCGGAAATGTGAAAATTTACTGGGATTTAGCTGTATCACTTTCCAATACTCTAAGAATCGAAAGTAACACTGAGATAAAAACTTTAGCCGGAAAAGGGGCTGTATTACGACCAGGAGTAAATAGGCCAATGTTCATGAACAAGAATATAAAATTCCGCGTAAACACTAACATAATTGATCAAAACATTCTATTCGATGGGGGGATTTGGAATGGTAATTCAGCCGGGCAAACTGTAAAAGGTAGTCATACACATGGGCCTGTAACTATATTTTCTTGGTTTGGCGTAAAAGATCTGCATCTTAAAAATCATAAGATGTATACGCCTAAAACTTATGCGCAAATGGCTATTAATATTCTAAATGGAGTTGTAGAGGATTTTGTTGTAGATGTTGGAACGGGTGCTATTAACATGGACGGTGTACACTTTGACGGCTGGTGTAACCACTGCCGTATATCAAGAGGCGTGTTGACCACCTACGATGATGGAGTTGGGTGCAATGCAGACGACCTATATTACGATCCTGATTACGGAAACGGCTCTACAACTAATTTCTGGACTGAGGATCCTTGCGGGCCTTCGAGTGATATTATTTTTGAAGACCTGTATTTCGTGAATTCACTTTTCGGGGTTCGTGTACTTTCAAGCAAATCAAGGGTAGACAACATAACGATCAGGAATCTTTCTGGAAACACTCGTGGATATTCAGTATTGATCGATAATTACTGGCAAAAGCCTCAAGCAATACAAAATTCAGGAATCGGAAATATAGGAAGTATCACGGTTGACAATAATACTGTTGCTGTGAATTATAGTGGTTTAGCCAACCTAAACGAAGGCAAAATATCTCTTTCATGTTCAATAGAATCCTTGATAATGACAAACATAACACCAAATACAGGTAATGCTCCATTGTATGCTAAAAAAACAGGTGATAACCTCGGAAGATCCTACGTATATGGGAATGTGAAACTAAACGGAAATCCAGTATGATAAAAGAATTTATAATAAAAAACCTTATTTCCATTCATTCCGGAGGAGTGGGTGGGAAGATTTGGGCTTCAGTTAAGTTGGCAGCGGTTCCGGCTGTTGGATTGTCTATTTCAGAAAGGATTACAGGCTGGTATCTCGAACGAGAAACTTATATAGTAATACTTGCATTTTCATTGATTGCAGATTTAATATTAGGAGTTTGGAAACACTTGGAGAGTCACAGTTTTTCTTTTGAGAAAATGTTATTGGGATTTACAAAGAAGCTGGTGTTTTCAATTGTTTTTTACTTTTTTTCAGAAGCGCTATTACAAATATTACATGATGCGAAGTTTGATTCACTGGCAGTAACGGGGTTTTTAAGATTCTTATTGTTTGCCTGGCCAGCAGGAAATGTAATGGTTAATATGGGAATTCTGACAGGAGGTAAATTTCCTCCTTTATTTGTCCTCAATAGAATATCAAAATTTAACAAAACTGGCGATTTAAAAGAATTAAAAAATATCACGAATGAAAGCGAAAATATTGATAATAATCCTACTGACTAGTATACTACTTGGTTGTAGGACTAAGCAAAAAACGTCTTTCTACAATAAGGAAGGCCGAACTGAAATTGAGCGGGTAAAATTTGATTCTTTAAAGGAAACTAATTTGAAAGAATCGACTAAAAAAGTGACTGATAATTCAATTAACAATAAAAGGAAGGAATTTTCAGGTGACATTGTCATTGAAGGTAAAAGCGATACATTAAATCCGTTGATCTTTCACAACATAGTTTCCGGAGATACTCTTCAAAGTATTACGATCAGAGGTACTGCAGATTACTACATATCGAATCATTACAATAAATCATCAGAAGAGAAAAAAGAGTCGTCCAGTGAAGAAAATCTGAACGTTATACAGAAAACAGCACGGGATCTTGTATCAAAAGAGAACATTAAAAACGTTGCTTCTAAGGTAGAGAGAAAAGCAAATGAGATTAAATCAACTGGATTCCAAGCAGGATTATGGATTGTTTTGGCGGTGTTAGGAATGATTGGAATAATCATTTTCGCATTTTACAAATACTTAAAAAAGAAATGATGGAATTTATAACCTGTATGAGTTTAGGACTCATTTCATTAGGAATCTCAGGTATACTTAATGAATTAGTAAAAATTAGAAAAATATTAGAAAATGAAAACACTGATACAGAATGACTACATAAATGCAGCTAAAGAACTAGGCTGTGAGGTTGCAGCGATTAAGGCGGTTGCAGAAGTTGAAAGCCCCGGATCAGGATTTCTTCCATCCGGTGAACCAAAGATTCTATTTGAACGGCACAGGTTTTATAAATACACCAACGGAGCATATGCCAAATCACATCCGGATATCTGTAATAAAATTCGGGGAGGTTACGGAAAAGAATCCGACCAGCATTTAAAACTTCAAAGGGCTGCACTATTAAACCGTGAGGCTGCTCTTATGTCATGCTCCTGGGGAAAATTTCAGGTGATGGGAGATAACTGGCAAAAATTAGGTTATAAGACGCTGCAGCAATTCATAAATAAAATGTATGAGTCAGAAGCTGGACATCTGGACTCATTCGTTCGATACATTAAAGCCTTTGGTCTTCAGGATCATATTCGGAATAAGAACTGGGCGGCTTTTGCGGAAGGATATAACGGTTCAGACTACAAGGCTAATAATTATGATTTTAAATTACAAAGTGCTTTTAATAAATATTCGTCTAACTAAACAAAATGCCTTTTAATTCAGGTAAGATTTAAAATGATATTTTTTGTATCAAATATTATTTTGTTATTGTTTTATTTTGTATCAATTTTGATGCATGATAATCGTAGGAGAAATAATCAATATATTGGATGATAGGATCACAGTACTGACTTCCGATAGCAGTAAACGTCAAGAAATAGACGTCATGTTAACGCCTAATAGAGCTCGTGAAGCTAATAACCGAGGCCTAACAGTGCGAATGGAGATTAGGTTTGAGGTTACCATGCAAACAATCGAAATTGCACATATAAAACTTGCTAAATTCTGGCTAAACTATATTATACAGCCGGCGCCTCCAAGACCCGAAGGAAGGAGTAAAGAAAAAGGGGCATCATACGGAGACGATAACAGTTGGGGAATGGGTAGGATTGGAAATTAAAAGAAAAAGGCGTGAGGTTTTGATTTCACGCCTTTTAAAATTATTATTCAAAGCAGACTGCTTTTAAATCGATAAGATACTTTTTGTACTGTTCGGTGCCGTAATATGACAGATGACCGGTGTCATAAATATACGGCTCTCCATAATTTGAAACTTCTTTTATTTTTAAGTCCAAAATATCAATATATTTATTTCCCAATTTATTAATCAGAAGATTATTTATTTCTTCATCCTTTTTCTTTGCAATTATATTGTTTTTGTGATCAATCTTAAATTTATTTTTGAGATAATAAGATGTTGGAAAATCAAAGTAAAACGTATTTGTCTGACCAAGATAAAAAACTTTAGTGTTATATTTTTTAAAATAGTTTTCTGTAAAATTCACTCTTGTAATTATCTCTTCTGGTGTATATCCAGCATAATTGCTATTAATTATTACTAAGTCAATTTGTTTGTAATTCTTTGGGAAAAATTCTTTAAAGAAATGATTAAAATAATCTTTGGGCCCCTTATAATTTGTTTTTGAATTAAGCATTGGATATGTAGCATCTGCAGTAGCTTGTATCAGATTATATTCATCATGAGGAAAAACATTGTGAAGAGTTTGGGAAAACATTCCTGCATGACTATCACCCAGCAAAATAATATTCTTTTTTGAAGATATTACCTTTAGTTTGCTTAAATCGAAATCGCTCAATTTCTGATAATACATAAAGTGTTTATCTCCTAAGCTATACTGTTGGTATGCTTGACTACTATACTTATAGTTAGCAGCAGCAAAAGCCATTTTTGCATTATAATTATTAAACAAATATTTAGTGTCCAGTTTTGAAATTGTGAACGAAATGATAAACACTATTGCTGTAAAACCTAATATAAGTCTATATCTACTATTATAATTCTTTTTTTCAATAAAGTAGTATGATAATATAGCCAGTAAAAAAGATAGTCCTATTAATATTACTTTAAATCGAAACCATTCATTTACATTAAAAAACAAGCCAAAAACATATAATGGCCAATGCCACAGATATAATGAATATGATATGTTTCCAATAAATTGGATTATTTTATTATTAAGTAACCCTATCTCAATATTTAGTAATAAAATTAGCATAGTCAGTAATACTGGAATTATAGTTATCATTGACGGCCATGTAACTAAATGCTCATTAACTGATGTAATAAATACACCAAGAATTAAAATACAAAAAGTGAATATAATCAGTTTAGTATTGTGCTTTACGACTTTTACTTTATCCTCATAAATAAATGCTAGTCCTCCAATCATCATTTCCCAAGCACGTGTATAAAACATGAAGAATGAGTATGATTTATCATAATAACTATGACTCAACATTGATATAATCGAAAATCCAATAATGCTTAAAAAATACACATTAAATGTGTGCCTCTTAAATATATATGTTTTTTTTAATAAAAGTAAAATCAAAGGATAAACCATATAAAATTGCCATTCTACAGATAATGACCAAGTATGTAAAAGGAAATTAAATTGAGACTGTTGATCGAAGTACCCATTATTTAGATAGTAGTAAATGTTCGAGAAAAACAAACTGCTTGAAAAATATGACTTTAAATAAATTATAAATTGCGTTGGTAGCAAAATATAAATAGCTATTCCAACAAATGTGATCATAACTAAAAGTGCGGGAAATATTCTAACAACTCTTTTTTTATAGAATTCCAAAAGATTAAAATTTCCTCTTGAAAAGCCTCCTAGAGTTATTCTAGTCATTAAATATCCAGATATGACAAAAAAAATATCAACACCAATGAATCCACCTCTGAAAAAGGGAAATTTAAAATGATATAGTAATACAGAAATAACTGATATAGCCCTTAAGAAAGTAATGTCATCTCTAAATTTCATTATTAGTTTTTTGCAAATATACTAAAGTCTAATTTCTCCAAATTACGGAAACCCGTAAGGAAATGAAAAATGCTCGTAATATCTTTACACTATAGAAAAATAACATTTAAAATAATTTAAGATGACATTAGAATATAGATTAAATTACGGTAAAAAATTTTATGACGTTAGAGCTGGAGATTTCTCTGAAGCTTTGAAAATATTAAGTGAAAGACTTAATATTGATATTAAAGAAAACCAAGTAAGAATCTCAACAGTTGTGAGAATCGAATAATATTCCAATATAAATTGGATTTTTTTAAATTTTTGAAGTGACCACCTGACCTAACAGGTGGTTTTTTTACATCCCTTCTTCGAGGCTTATAATTTGTTTTTTCACAAATTCTTCCATTTCTTCAATAATCTTGTCTCTTTCATGTTTCGATTTAAAAATGGCTGTCTCAATTACACGTGAGATCATAGTCGGATTAACTTGATCGACTTTAAATAAAAGCTCTTTTCCTGGCTCTATAAATAAAACAAAATATTGTTGAGCTGCAGGTTCATAAAATAATTTTAATGTCCTTTTCATAGGGTGACAATTTATTACATTGCAGCAAAAATAATGCAATGTCTCAAAGTATATGGATAGCCACTTCCTGGAATGAATTAAATGAATGGCAGCTGCAGGAAATTGCGCATTTGTACATTAATACGCCTGCAGAAAAATTTCCTGAGGTTTATCCCAGAATGATTTCTATTGTTTATCAAAAAGAAGATACTGCAATTCATCGATTTGAATTGTTTAAGCTGATCAGAAATGTTCCAATGTCTGAACTCGGAAAGTTTACTACTTTTCTTTTAGAAGAAAATAATTATTACAGATTCCCGGCAATCTCCGGGCTCATTAAGCCATCTGACCGGTTAGGAAATATTACGATCAGGCAGTTTTCAACTATTGATACTTTTTTTCATCAATGGAACATGGATAGAACGCTGATTAAATTAAAACGACTCGTAGCATCACTTTACAGGATTAAAGAGAAATATGATGATCTGGACCTCCCTGTAGTTGATGAGATCACCAGGAACATTCCTGTAAAACAGATGGAAGCTGTTGCACTGGCTTACTTGTTTACCAGGATGTCTATTGCTGAACAGTACAAAGTTGTTTTTCCGGAGCAGAAAGAAGAATCTGAGGAGGAAAAGAAATTGAAGCCGGTGTTCAAGAAAAAGGCCCAGCAATATATTCCTTTTGATAAAATAATTATAGGCTTATCAATGGATGAACTGCAGCCACTTGGAAAGAAGCAGGACATTAATGACGTTCGTATTTTCGAATTTTTAAGCGTATTATCAGAAAGCATATTATATCACAAAGAAAAAGCAAAAGCGTATGAAGGAAAATAGTTATATTCAGATTAAAGATTATTTTGAAAATTTAGTTGAACAATCAAATTTTCTCAATGAATTTGTTGCCTTTTTTGAAAGAGAATGGACTTCCAAAAAAGCAAAAGTAGGAGGTATTGCAGCGCCGATTCTGGCACTATTCCGGTATGAAATGGGTTTCGAAGGCAATGATCAGAACACAATAGCTGTTCGAAAGTTAGGTTTTGCTATTACCTTCAATAAAATCCCTGCAGGAGATTTTCCAGCTCAATACAATGCCATTTACGAAGCTGAAAAGCTAGCTGTAAAAGTTCTTTCCAGGATTAGAATTGACAGTAGCAATCCGGAACATTTTCTTTATAATTCATTTATGAAAGAAACTGTAGAGATTAAGCCTGTAGAACTTTCGTCCAGCGATTTTGGCGTTGATGTATTATTCAGTTTAAAAAACAAACAGATTCTTAAAGTTGATACTGCAGACTGGAAAGATATGGATCACGTTTGTAAATAATTATTATGAAAAAAGATATTACTGTAAAAGTCAATTTGAAGTTAGATTCATATTCTATATGTGAAACGGAGTTTGTCGGAATGCCACCGAGAAACGAAATTGTTGCGAGGTTTAGAATGCTTTTAACCCTTTACAAGCTTCCGGAAACAGAGGAGAATTTGGATTTAATTGCAAGCTTTATCATTGTGCTTAAAAAAAAGCATGGAGTTCCGGAAATGGATATTTTAAAACACATCATAGAAACCAGGACTCATGGTGTGAGCTTGAAAATGCAAGCTGTAATTTCAGCGATCTATTTATCAAAATTTAAAAAATAAAATTTTAAGATGTTGGAATTTTACTTTTTTTCCTATATTTGCCCTGTCAAACATATACTAATCAGCAATGCAGATTACCTTTTACGGATTCTATATAAATTTGCCCCGGAGATGTGGTTTACTTAATCCTCGTGATTAGTATGTGTTTGACAACCCCACATTGAAGGGGTTTCTTTTGTAAGCTAATTAAAAAATATAAAAAATGTCAAACACGATTCAATTAGCGATTACTGGAAGAAATAGTAAAGTAATTGCAAAAAAAAGAAGATCCAGAAAACTAATCACTCCAAGCGCTTTCTCAAAGCTTTTTAATGGAAGTTTTGAAATGAATTTTAAAGATGGTATTGCGTACTGTAAATTCATTTCATCCGATAAAATGGCTCAAGCCTGGGGCGGAAATTTTAAAAAAGCATATCGAAATACATTAAGAAATTTTCATCACAAATATTCTACTTAAACTCATGAAAGATTATATCCAAATTATGAAAGATATTATTCAGGAAATTTATTCTACAACTCCTGAAGGAAATAAAATTGAAATGCAGACCAGTGAGGTTTTTAGATGGTTTAAAGGAGTTATTCCAGGCAAACCAATTACTGAGCACGATGTTTTTGATCTTTTAACAGAGCTTGGATATAAACCTTCACAGAAAATTCTTTACGAGAAAGTAGAAACAAAGAAAGGGAATAAAAATTTAGGTACTAAACCCGAATTTAAAGAAGTTGAAACTGGAAGAATACTGATCTGGAATTTATACGAAAAGTTAGAATAAACAAAACCCAATGTCCTTTTAATCGGTCATTGGGTTTTTTATATTTAGCAAAAATAACTTATGTACAGAAATGAAGAGCAGGTTGCCCGAAAAGCCGAGCAAATGCTAGAAACATCCTTAAGGTCTAAAACGTCATCTTTTGCGGATCATGTTAACAGGAAAAGCGGTCAGAAGTCAATTAAAGATGCTGCTGCAGTTTCTAAAGTTCAGAAATACGGACCCAATTTTTACATGAGGAGCTTATCCATCAAAATGCCTAAGCATGGATTCATTCAAAATGCCGGGGTAGACACGACCAGAACCGGCGGATCCAGAAAGCGAAACGAAGGAAATACAACCTACAGCTTCAAATCTCATATCATGAAAATGCCAGCCCAACCTTTCATTAATGAAGCGGTGGACTCCTCCAGGGTTAAAGACTTTGTCATGAATGAAGTCACCCGGATCAGATCTGAAGCTGTCATTGTCAACGTTAAACGAATTTTAGAAAATTTATAGCACCTCCGGGTGCTTTTTTTATGTCCTTTCGCGTCACCTCTCTCAAATCGACCTTGCCACAAATTCTTAAGGAAAATGGCAGGTACAACAATTACCACTACCGGTATTCTATATATCAACGGGAATCAGGTTGAAAATACTTTTCGAAATATATCCAGTATAACCAGGCGGCTTGAGTCGGAGTTAAAAAAGCTTCCAGTTGGTTCTGCAGAGTTTGTAAAAAAAGCTGAAGAATTAAAACGAGCCAGGCAAAGATTAGCTGAAGTACGGGAAGAAATAAACGGGGTTAATGAATCCGTTAATAAAGCTTCAGGTTTTTTAGACATCTTTAGCGGCGGCCTTTTAAAATTCGGAGATACTTTTAAGGAAGTATTTTCTGCCAATGTTGCTGAAAAGTTTTTTGATGTCATCATTGATAAAGGACAAGAAACAATTGATCAGCTCCTGAAAGTTGCTGATGCAATGACAGACGTTGAGAAGACCACCGGAATGTCCACCGAACAGGTGAAGGATCTTTGGACTGAGTTCGATGGCATGGACACCAGAACCAGTAAACTCGACCGTCTAAAAATTGCTGAAGTTGGAGGACGTCTTGGAGTTCCGATCCAGGAAATGAAAGATTTCGTGAAGGAAGTGGACAAAGCCTATGTTGCTTTAGGTGACAGTTTTGAAGGCGGTCTGGAAGGTGTTGTAGATCAGCTCGGAAAAATTAAAGGTCTATTCAACGATACTAAAAATCTGGAGTACGCAGAAGCGATTAACAGAATTGGCTCAGCGCTGAATACTTTGGCCGCTTCCGGAACATCTTCAGAAGGAAATATTTCTCAGTTTGCTTTACGAGTCGGAGCGCTTCCGGATGCATTAAAGCCCGCCCTGGATAAAGTTTTAGGGCTTGGAGCTGCATTTGAAGAGGCGGGTATTGATGCTCAGATTGCTTCATCCGGGTTTTCAAATTTCATCAGTACTGCAGCTGGAAATATTGCAGGTTTTGCGACTTCAATGCACATGAGTGTAGCAGAAGCCACAAACTTAATGAATACAAATCCTGAAGAGTTTTTCCTTCGTTTCGCGGCTGGTATGAAAGATCTCGACGCTCCTGGAACTGCTAAAGTTTACGAAAGTTTAAAATTAAATTCTCTTGAGGTTCAAAAGGCGGTCGGTGCAGCAGCTAATAAAACGGAAGAATTTAAAAAAGCAATTAAGACTGCAGGTGTGGAAATGTCCAAAGCTACCTCTCTTCAGGACGAATTCAATAAAAAAAATAATAATGCTCCAGCAATCCTTGAAAAGATTAAAAACGGTTACAATGACATTTTTACAAGTACCAATGTCATTAATCAGTTTGAAAAACTGATCCAGGTAACAGGATGGTTGACTGGAGTTACTTCTGAAAGCGGTGATGGAATTAACGTTTTCAAAGAAAGACTGAAGCTTCTTATTAATATTATAAAAATTGCTGTCGCTGGTTATATAGGCTATAATGCGGGGGTTCTTTTATCAATCCTAATCACAAACAATGCAACGCGAGCAACATGGGCAAGTATCATTGCAGATAAAGCAAAAGCTGCAGCTATTTGGTTAAGTCAGGTTGCAATTTTGGCCTATCATGTCGCTTTAGGTATTCTAACACTCAGTCTTAGAAGGGTTCGCCAGGCAATGGCTGTTTTCACAGCGACTACGAATGCAAATGGTTTGGGTGTTTTAATTGGATTGATCGCTGCTGCTGTTGCAGCTTATAAGGTATTTTCCAATGAACTGGATGAAGTGGCCAAAAAGAAAAAAATTCTTGATGATATCACAAAAGATGCTTCTCAGAATTCGGCCAAAGAAATTAGCAATCTTGATCAGCTCTATAAGAAAGCTACAGACGTCAACAAATCGACCAAAGATAAAATAGCAGCTATTCAGGAATTAAAAGCTCAATATCCGGATTATTTCAAAAATATATCTGATGAGATCATCATGAACGGCAAAGCTGAAGAAAGTTATAAAAAGCTTCGTGATTCCATAATTGCTTCTGCTAGGGCTAGCGCGGCTCAGAAAAAATTAGAAGAAAGAGCAGCTGAAAGACTTGAGAGAGATCAAAAAATTAATGATGATATCAACGAACAGGAAAAAATCCTCAAAAATCCACAATCCCGGACTTCACAAGGTACAAGAATCAACGGAGCGAATGAACTCACTGGAGGTGGTCCCAGGACATTATCAAAAGAAGAAGTTGCTGCAGGTGCTGCATATAGAAAACAGGTCCTTAAAAACATTAAAGAGGCCAAACGAAAGGAAGATGAGGAACAGGATAAATTTCTGCTCGATATCGTAGAAGCTGGAAAACCTGCCAAAACTGAAGATCCTGGACCAACCGTTCCCGCCAATATTCCTCTTCCGGATAAAGATAAAAATAAGGAAAAGAAATTTGCTGATGATATTGAAAAGGCTCGTGACGCGGTCAATAAAGCTAATGAAGCAAAAACTGAAGCGGATAAAAAAGCTGGAGAGCTGGAAAGGAGCAGGATTGATGAGCAGTTTAAAATTTGGGAAGAAAATAAACAGAAGGAGTGGGATGTAGAGCTTCAGGATTATGAGAACCGTAAAGCTGAAATTCAACAGCAAACGGCTGAATTTAAAAATCAGATTCAGAAGACTGATGATGAAATAAAGAAGCTGGAGCGTGATAAAAAGGAAACTAAAAATCCAGCCGCTGCAGCTGAATTCGGAAATGCGATTGCCGGCCTTCAGGAAGCCAATAAAAAAAGACAGGGTTTAATCCTGGCTAATGCTAAAATGGAAGATCAGATCTTCCAGACTCATGGTTTTAATCTCCTGAGAATTGAGGAGAAATATCAGACGAAATCCTACGAAAAAAATGTTGAAAATCTCCAGCTGAAAATCGATCAGGAAAGAAAGACTGCTGAAGATTCTATCAACAATATCTCTACAATGAATGAAGCCAGGGAAGAACTCTCTAAAATGAGTTACCTGAAGCTTACAGAAACTGAGTTAAAAGCAATCGAAACTCTTGAAGATGCTAAAAAAGCATTGCGGGAAAATGCTGATCGAGCTTATTTAAAATCTCAGGAGAACTTTTTAATTGAGCAAAAGAAATTACTGGAGCAGTTGCTTGAGGATCCTTCATTGTCTTCTGAGGCGATGGAAAAACTGAAAAAAGATCTTGAAGAACTGAATGGTAAAATTACCGAGGTTCAATCTTCAATGAAGGGCGGATCTGAAGCCGATGATAAGAAGGTTAAAGAGGAGGGCGATACCGAAAAAGAGAAAGTGGATATCCTTGGCTTTTCAGCAAAGGAGTGGGAAACAGCATGGAAAAACCTTGATACAACGAAAGGTAAGCTCGGAGCGATGAAAATGGTTATTCAAGCTTTGGGAAGTGCTTTCCAGGCTTATTACCAATTACAGAATGCTCTTGCTGAGCGTGAAATGGCAAAGTTCGAAAAGAACAATGATAAAAAGAAGAAAGATCTTTTAGGTCAGTTAAATTCCGGATTAATTACCCAGGAAGAATACAATAAAAAGCTTCAGGAAATTGATGCTACAACGGCCAATAAAAAAGCAGAAATAGCCTATAAACAGGCGAAGACAGAAAGAGCTTTAAAGATTGCTGAGATTATCACAAACACCTCTTTAGCCATCATGCAGGCATACAGCCAACTCGGACCTATCGGAGGTACGATAGCGGCTGTTTTGATTGGTACGCTGGGCGCCGTGCAATTAGGAACCGTTCTTTCGACACCGCTTCCCGATAAGCCAACTTTTGCAAAAGGAGGCTTTACTCCTAAAAACGGATTCGGGGGGCCTGATGAAACAGGTCAGGTTCCTGCAGGAGTGGTTCACGTTAATGAGTGGGTTGCTCCTGCCTGGATGCTCCAGAACCCCAGAACGGCTCAAGTTATAGATTATTTGGAAAGTGTACGCCAGGGAAAAACAAAACCTTTCGCAGAAGGCGGATTTTCTGAGCCTGGTTCCGATAGTCCTAAAACCAATACTTCACAATCACAAACTAATTTAATTGATGTAGTAAGTCAAAATCTGCAGGTAATGACTGAATTAAAGGATCTGCTTCAAAAAATAGATGATGAAGGTATTGAATCTTACATGGTCGCTGATGCCAAAAACGGAAAATTAATGAAAGTAGCAATAAATGAAATCGAAACAATTGAAAACCGAAATGCAAGAAAATAACTTCCAGGAACTCCAGATTTTCGAATCAGCAATTCTTAATGAATGTTGTGATCTCATAAGCCAACGTGCAAAAGAACTTACTGGAGAAAGCCTTTATCTCGTAGGATCTGTTTCAAAAATTTTGAATGGAGATTTTACGGAAGAATATAAGATTAAAGACATTGATTTTATTGTTTCAATGGCAGGCTTTCAGAAATTAATCCGGAATAAAGATCTGCTCTTTCCGGAAGCGCGGACCATAGAACAGAGACCTGAACGGTTAATTATTTACCTGAACTCTTTCGCAATAGAAATATGGAATTACTTAGAGCGAAACACCGATAAACAAAAGAAACTATTTAAAAATAAAATACCCTACTTATGCCAATTAGAACCAAACAAGAAACTCAATATATTATAGTTTGTCCTCCAGGGCACGGCGGCGGTTCTGCGTGTTCTACAATTCCTACAATTGTAGATGTTCCGATCAGAGACTGGAAAATTAACCCGCCTCAGTTAAATAAAGTCTGGCAGATGGGAACTGCAGCTCCGGGACAACTTTTTCAGGATTTTACTTTTCCTGAGTTGGAATTTGTGTACGATACTTATTCGAATTTTAGGTTTAAAATCAAAAAAAATATTGCCTCCGGAGGTGTTGATTTCATTACCTTGACTTCTGCAAAGCTTGTGGGAGATACCTTCAATCAAACCAACCTTATCGCCGAAAGGGTATTTTGTGATTTTAAGAACCTGGATAATTTATCAGTTGGGAACCATGTGCAGCCGGTTACTATTGAAGCTTATGGATTAGACTCGAATAACCAGGAACATTTTGTTGAATCTTACTATACTGAAATATCAGTCACCGTTCAAGCCGGTACCGGAATTTCAACCGACAAAAACAGCTATAATTTAACCTATAATAAAGCAGATGGACTCTTATCCGGAGATGATAAGATTATCGTTTTTGTAACGGATCCCGTGACGGTCACGGCAACGGATCCTTTCATTAATCTTACACAAGATTCTGTAAACTCTCAGAGATATTTGAAATTTCAAAACAATACGGTGATTCAAAATAAAACTGTAGGAAATTATTCCGGAACGGTAACGATTCAAATCGGTTCTGCAGTAAAAACAGTAACAGTAAATTTAGAAGTGATTAATGATAATACAGTTTTCTATGTTAATCCGTCTTCTGTTAATACATCCCTGCAGAAAAATTTATCTGAAATAAAACTGTTTTCATCTGCTATTTCAAATCCAAATAACCTGGTAATTGTAGTAGAAAGTAAACCTTCCTTTATTGATTCAGCTGCAATAAACAATGGTGTGTTAACTTTTACAACTGTAAATTCTTCAACACTTGCAGTAGGAAATTATGCCGGAGAAATTCTTCTACGTTCCGGAAGCGTTGTTAAAAAGGTAACTGTAAATATCAGTGTTGTCCAGGCGATAAGCCATGATTTTAAAGGATCCAACTATTATTTTGCTAAAGATCCGAATAAAGTAGTTTTGAATAAAACGGTTAGTTCTTCGACTTATGTAAAAATGACCTTGAAAATGTTTTTTAATGGTTTTGGAGAGCAATACCAGGAAGAGGAGGAATACACTTTCCCATACTTTAAAGGTTCTGTAGAGATTTTCCCAGGTGATGAAATTCAGGATTTCTTTATTAAAGCTAAAGATATTACAACTTCTTTGAACCCAGTTTATCAGTATAGTCTTTCCCTGGTTGAAATGACCTTCGAGGAAATGAATGAACTTGATGAAGTTCAATCGACATTTATAATTGATAACATATATTTTGCTCCAGGTAAAAAGCCAAAATGTTTCCCATTGTTTACAGATTACCCGGTAAGAAGGACCTACAATCAAAGCATTATTAAAATAAGTACGGACAGGCTTTCGGAAAAGGATGAACTCAATAAGCTTTTCACACAGTATACGCTGCCTAAACCTATACACACACCGAAATTTAATGTAGATCAGTTTACATTTTTACGGTCAGGTTTCAATTCAGATCTGCAAAAAAAAGTGATTGCTTCAACTGATATGAAATATATCCCTTTCCCGGAGCCGGAGAATATCGTGCATATTGAATGGGAAAATCAGAATTTAGTTTTTGATTGGTTTTCAGCGTCCGGAGATGTAAAAATTCCTGTGGAAATTGAAAATGTCGTAGGTGAATCTGATGAGTACCTGGAGGAAAAGTTTGACAGTGTAGCTAAAAAAACATTAACGGTAAATACAGGCTGGATTTTACGAGAAGAGATCGACTTGATCACTGATTTATTAAAATCCCGACTTTGTTTTATTTATGCAGGAGGAGTTAGATATAAAGCTTATCCTATGACGAACAAAAATGAATTGAAGGATTCCGGAAAGAATACTTTTTCAATGGATATCGACTTTAAAATTTTGGATAATGAGGACTAGGACTGATCAATTTATCACAGAAAATTCCATCATCAGGCTGACTGGAATAGAAACGAATTTTACTGAAGAAAATCCGCGTTTTAAGGATTCAATCTGGACCAAGTATACTTTACCATTCAAATATTATTATAAAAGAAATTTTCTAAGTGAAAACGGGCAATATTCATCATTGACGAATAGTAATCTGAAGCAAAAGCATGAAGGATATCACGTGTTTGAAGGTAAGATCCGGAAGGGCGTTCTCGAGTTTTTAGAAATTAGAAAAAAATGGGCCAGTATTCAAATTGATTCCGGATTCGAAGAGCTTCCAAATTTTGAAAAAAAACTGAAGGATCTTCCAGTGGAATTTAAACTTGTGAATGATATTTATAATCACGCAAATGAGATTGTTACGAAAAAGTACCCGGAGACCAATTATAACTTCCCGAAACTTTATTCGGACCAATACGATACTGAGCAGGATGGATGGAAAAATTTTAATTCATTTATCAATGACAGGATCTTAACTGCAGCAACAAATATAAAAGAATTTCCACGCAATGAGATCCAGGAGAACGTAAACGGCTGGGATGTTATTAATAGAAATATTATTCAGCCAATTCCTTACTTGCTGCATGTTCTTAAAGCCGGTTTTCAAGATGCAGGTTTTGTTCTTCAGGGTGACATCCTGGAGGATCCACAGCTGAAGCAAAAAGGTATTTATTCTCCGGAGCAATATTATACCACCGGTGAACAGAAATATCAGAAAACATTGGTGTTTTCTGCTGAGTTTTTCGATAATGAAATTGTGACGGGTAATATTTTCGGTCATTGGATAAAAAAGTTTAAAATAGATGCTCCAGGGAAATATCGTTTTGTAGGAAGCTGTCTGACTAATAATGATCCAAATTGCTCACTCGTGATAAAAAAGAACGGTATCGCTCTTGTTACTTATGGCAGCGGAACCGGTTCGGCTCATTTGCCTTTTGATTATATGATTGAAATAGAAGTTAATGAAGCGGAAACCGCTCCTGAATTCAGTTTTGAATATTTCGGGAGGGTTTTTGCTGATACTTTCAATGCTGAAGGAGTGAATGTCGGTATTGCTGAAATTAAAATCAATCCAATGAGGCAAAATACTACCTCCGGAGATCCTATTCCGTTCGTTTTTAATTTCGATAGAGTAGATCTTAGAAGAGCCCTTCCGGATATGACTTTTGGAGACCTGGTCAATACAGTTAAAAACTGGAGAAACTATGATCTATCTTTTGAAAACAATGTTGCCACGATGAACCGGATAGTAATAGATAAATTAAAGGAACCAGATGATTTCAGAGCATTTGAAATTGAGGATCCTATCCGGAAGAGAAATGATAAAAGATATTTCAATATAAAATTTCCTGAAGTAGAAGGAGTTCAGATCGACAATGTTTTTTTTGATGAGAAAGGTTATCAGCTTAATAAATCTATTTTGCCGAAAGATACCACCGAAATAGTAATTAATGGATTCTGTCTTCCTTTAGAAACGTTCCGAGCTGTGAAAACCGCTAAAGTATACGATGAAGCTAATTCTTTAATGTTGGTCCAATATGATGGGCTCGATCAGAATGGAGATAATCACGCCAAATATTTAGACGGCCTGCACGGAACTTATTTTGCTGATTCTGTAAAAGATTGGTTTTTGAACAGGTTAACAAATTTTACGTATAAATGGACATTCCTGATATCGAAAGCGAAGATCCGGAAGTATAATATAAGATCTGAAATTTTTGCTTACAATAAAAAGCACTGGATTAAATCCTGGGTAAAAAACTCAGTTTCTAAAAAATATTATTCGGTGGAAATAGAAACGGAGACTTTTTAGTCTCCGTTTTTTATTAATCCAGAAGATGTAAGGTTTCTACTACTTCATCTTCAACAATATGAGCATAAATCATTGTTACTTTAATGTTGGAATGCCCTAATAAAACCTGTAAATCTTCAATTTTACCGCCTTTTCTGAGGTAATTTGTAGCAAAGGTATGTCTTGCAACATGGTTTGAAAGGTGCTTTCTTATTCCTAGAAATTTAGCGACGTCTTGAATAGTTTCGTTTATAGTCTTTGCTGTAATAGGATTGATAAATAAATTCTGATCATTTTCCAGAATCTTTTTACAAGTCACATTTGTTTTTAGGACTTGCTGTTTCTTTGACTTTTGATTCCAGAAATTAAAATATTCATCGTTGAGATCCGCCCTTTTTAATTTACGCAGATCTTCTATTCTTAAACCTGTCATACAGTTGAATAAAAAATATCCTAAACTTTTCTTATGCGCATCGTTTATAAAGGATGAAAAAAGATATTCTTTCATTCTTTCAACTTCCTCAAGATTTAAATTAGTTCTGTGAGAGCGATGCTGTTTTATTTTGATATCCTCGACATCGATATTTATTTGATATCCTCTTTTTTTTGCAATTTTAATGTAATGCTTTACAATTTTAACGTTGCTGTCAACCGTTACTTCAGCATTACCTTTATTATATATTAAGAACCTACGATATTTTAAAATAAACTTGTCATTAATTTCTCCAAATAAAATACTTGACCTGAATTCTTTAAGTTTAGCCAAAATAACTTTTTGATTTTTACGAGCTCCTTCTGTCATAGACTTCAAGTCCATTTCATATTCCATAAACGGAATAAAATCAATACTTAGGTCCGGTCTTTTAATAAGTTCCACGCACTTTTCAACTGTTAAAACTTGATTATTAAGCCTAAATTGAATCTCGATTTTATTAATTTGAGCTTTCAGTTCATTGAGTAAAAGATTAAGATCATTCATATCTGCAGGTTTTACAACTTGCCTTTTTTGATCCCATTCAGTTTTTTTCAAAAAGATATCAACCGGAATTCTTTTTCTTTGACCATGTATATAGAGATTTAAATAAAGAGGATATTTTCCATCTTTATTTTTATAATCTGTTTTTAAAAAAAATGAGTGTTTCAT